CATTAATTGTTACGTTGTAATTACTGTTCCATTCTCTAGGATCAAATGGAATAAACTCACCATTGATACGAATGATTCTTTCTTTTTGTTGATACTTACATAACAAATGTAAAATGCCTCTAAATAAAGAGGTAACGCCAGTCTCTGCAAATATTCGAGCAATTAGTTCCAATTTGCCCGTGGATGCTGCCGACATCGCAGAGACGGCTGCGGCAGTAACATTTTGCAATACATCAGGATCTAGACCCTGTTGTGAGTCTGAAATACCTGTTCGTTTTGCTTGAATTGCATCTAAGTATTCCAACATCGGAAATGATTGACCAGCACTAGACTGAACTGTCATCGGTACTAAAGCTTGTGGATTTTTAATCCTTACCACACCACCAGCAGTAGATGTTAATAAGTCATCTAAGTTAACTTGACCCTCAACTGCACCGACTCGATAGTTGTTAGTAAGGTATAAGTTATCTAGCATCTGTCTAGTAATCGTAGACTTAATTAACTGTAAGTCCATTGCACGATCAGCTAAAGAATGACCATAAAATTTATGAGGAATCGGTATTGGGCAGATAGAGTGGAATGGGTTGTAATCACATTCATCTTCTTCTAAAATTTCTGTACTTGCATAGACAACTCGTTTGTATTCAGCAATACCATCATCATCGTCATCTACTTTGAGATAACATTCGTAGACTTCAATCAGTTGCATGGTCTCATCTTGAGAATCCATATCATGTGGTTGCTCACCACGAGTGTATCGAGCGATTCGCTCAGGACTAAACTCTAATGCATCACCAGCAGGTAAAGACATGACTACATCTTCATCATAACCCATAGCAATTAATTCACTACGAGTACACATTTTACGATGTGCAGTAAATGGTGAGTCAGCAATCGTTCTTGCTCGTTTAGAAATTAAGAACTCTTCAGGTGGTACATTTTCAATAACGACCTTACCTTTATTTTCAGATCGTTTGAGTTTTACATTGTAGTAGTATTGATATTGAGCTGGAATTAAAACGTCACCTTCAGGTCCCGTGACTTCTTCCATCACTAATTTTTCAATAGATTCTTTTTCTACAACTTCAACTTCTTCATCTTGCATAAGAATTGCAAGTTCGTCTTCAGAAAGATATTCGTATTCTTCTTTCTTAACATCAATCTTATCTTCCCAGTAGCATTTAATTACACCAACTTTTTGTAGTAATGCATCCTTGAACCAATTGTGCATGATAAGAAAGCCATCATTGTCTTTATTAAATACCCAATTTGCATATTCACTAGCTTGTTTTGCAAAAGGGCCATCGCCTTCATTAACTGGCTCGAACTGGACAACTTTATCTCCTGATGCAAATAAACGCATAAGTTGAGGTAGTGCACCATCAACGACTTCGGCTACTTCACCAGTGACAATTTGAGATTTACCTTCTACCTCATTACCATAAGGTTCACGAAGATAGTACTCTAATGCCTGTTGTCGCTCATCTGTTGTTTCAGATTCGACATAGCCAATAGCATCTTCGATCTCATTGTCTAATATTGCTTTTAATTTTTCACTCATTATACGATCCAATTATTGTTAACTTCTAATGGTCTATGCCATTGTTCAGCAGGAGATTCATCAAGACCTATTGCTAAGTATCTAAAAGCATCTGAGGCATGAGAACACCAATCATGTAGTGGTCTGTCGTGGAAGACGTTTCTTTTTTCATCAAACACTCTTCTATAATTACGAAGAGCATCGATACCCAATTTTGTTTTTTCAGTATCAAACCAACAACGAGGTAATATACGTCGTACAGCTTGAATACCATCTGCGACATTAAATTTTGGTGCAATGTTTACAGATAGACCTGCATCTTCTAACATTTCTTGCCTAGATTTACCTGTACCTAATTCCCGGACAGCTACATCGTGTGGCAAAATATGTGTGGCATACATCCAATCGTTTTCTTTTAACCATGTAACATAGTAATCAAGCCCTACCCCATGGTTTTCAACATAATCGACTAAACGTATTTCTTTGTTTACTAACTGTGCTACCCAAATAGCAGTAGAATCAGCCATACCTAAGTCCCAAGCTGTGTATGTTCTAGCTAGGTCATCACGCTCGATTGGAACAAATCGACCTTTTTCTTCAAGGTCATGCATTATTTTAGAATAATAAGAACCTTCAACAGGAGCTTGGAATGAACACTCAAACTCTTGCATGTATTTATCTTCGCCCATTTCATCGTAAGCCGCTTTTAATTCGTCTTTGTTGAGGATGTCAGTTTCAGAAGCTCTAAACTCTAATAATGACCATCCATCGTTTCGTTCACCACGATCTCGAAGATCTTTAAAATGGTTTTGACCTTTAGGTGTACCCATTGCCATACAGTAACCTTGTCGATCAGCTAGGGCAGGTCGTAAAATTTCAGTAAATAAAGAAGGGTTAACGTCACCTATCTCGTCAATAACACATCCATCAAGATAGATACCTCGAAGAGAGTCAGGATTGTCAGCTCCATAAAGAGATATCCTCCGACCCATAAAATCCACTCGTAATTCTGCAATGTTAGCCTTTCCCCCAAGTGGTCTTGTATATTCCGTCAAGTAATCCCAAGCTACTCTCTTCGCTTGGTTATACGTTGGTGCAATATAGGCAAACCTAGGGTTTGGTTGTTCACACATTAACGCTGAATGTATCAGTTGGTTAATAGCACATACAGTTTTACCCATCCTACGATGAGCAACTACTACTGAAAATCGGTTGTTTTTAACTAAAGTATGTATTTGTTTTTGAGGTGCACGAGGTCTATAACCTGTGTCTAAAGTTTTTTGCGACTCCATATGGGTCATCGCTCCTTTTTAAGTTGTTCCATTCTTTCTAGCCTCGCTTCACGAGACATATAAAGCCAATGTTCTAAATCATCGTATGTTCTATTGCAAGATATACAACGATTATTTTCCATTCGACAAGTCCCTGTGCAAGGGCTATCGTCTAACACTTCCATCTTCTTCTAGCAGCTTTACCTCTTTCTCCTGTCCATCCTTTAGATCTTGCACAAAAAGACTTTCTTCGTTTAGCGGCTTTGCTACCGGGTTTTACTTTTCCTGTTACTGGTGCTTTTAGTTTACTTCCTGTTGCTTTGTTGTATTTAGCTCGACCTTTAGCAGTGAGTCCAGCTCCTTGTTTGACTGATCTCTTCTCTCCTCTTCCTACGGAGAGATTCACTTTTTTTTTGGTGGTCATACACAATCACCCACGTTTTTTAGAAGATCGTTTAGACTTCGTTTTTTTGGCTGTTTTTGATGCTTGTTTGAATTGCTTGGCTGTGGGTGCTCCTTTGGATCCGGGTTTTCGCATGGTTTCTCCTGAACCTTGCTTAATACGTTTTCTTTTCGCATGGATGTTGGCATATAGTCCCCTTTTAGCCATTAGATCATTTCCTCTCTTACTTGTTTCTGTCTTATTAATTCCAACTGTTTTTCTTTGTTTAAAGCATCAGCTTCAATTTTTCTTTGTAATCGACGGGATATTTCGTTTTCCATATCCACATATTCCTTATTGGTTAAATCCATCTCATCCTGACTCAGTAACTGATCATCACTCAATAACCGAACATCGTTAACAGGTGGGTTGTATTCTGCTAGTAACATAGGGTCAGAAAATAGGAGTCCCAAATTTTGGGGAACCGAGTTATACGATGGTATTACATTCGTATTCATATCAGAAGAAGGCATACCCCCTCCCATCATTTGAATCAGTTTCATTGTTTCAGGATTTAATAGTCCGAAACTCACTTCTTCTTGCCTTTGCCGTAAGATTTACGTTTGCCACCACATTTTCCAGCCATTAGTCTATCCCTGTAATAATTTTAATATTCACTGGTGATCCATCAGTAGTACCACCAACCTCATGTTTCGTTGTTTCAGCCCATCGAGCTCGTGTCTTAAGCCAAAAGATAGCTGCGGAAGTGTTACCTTCCCTAGCTTGTTCAAATAGGGTACCAGCGACTATTGCATTAGCATCGATTCGACCCTTCTGTAATTCATCTTTGTAGTACTTTGTAAGAGTGTCTGATGATATCCCAAGAGAAGTGGCAATATCTTCATACGTTGTTCCTACTGAACTTAAATCATAAACACGCTTTCGGGTGGTCGCATCTGGAAGGTGTGCCCTTCTGCCCCTTTTTGGTGCAAGAGACTCCTTATCCCTTGATACATCAGGGGTTTCAGCGATCTGACCCTCTTTGATTAACTCATTAGACATATTATTAAACCTCTTAATACCTTATAGACATTGGGGCCACAGGACATTTGGACCTGTAAGGCTCTACAAGCAATTTAAATCACTCACCCTAAGCTTACCCCTTATTAAACACTAAAACCTCACCACGAGCTTTATATGAGCTCCTAGAGGCATACAACCCTGGTGCCTTCAATACATCCTTGAACACCACACACACACAATTTTTTTACACAATTTGACTTAAATTACCCCCTAATAACTCCGATTAAATAATTGACAACTAATGGTTGACATATTTATGAATATTTTTTTATAATGTCTATATCGCTACTGATTAACTAGCGACACTTTTAATAACTTAGGAGATACACATGAGAAACTTAAATAGTAACAAGGCAAGAAAAGAAATAGCTACCCTTATCACTGACTATGCTTATTATTCCGAATGGAAAGAACTTGCATATCAAAATGAATGTAACAATAGAGACAAGGACAAAAACATTATTGACACAATTGCTCAAGATATGTTTGATGCTCAATATCTTTATTACTCTTTTATGAGAACTCACACCGAGATGCTACTAGCTCGAATGGATATCTTTCTCCATGGTGATTTAACCCAAAAAAGACTTCAAGCTTACAATTGGGATAATTACCACTCAGAGTTTAATCCTCTTTTTGATAAGAAACAGAGAACTGAGCATATATATAACACAAGAAATAAAGTCAGAAACTCAGTTATTAAGGAGGTTGCATAATGCATACACTCTCTAAAGCCACCAAGGCAAACATAAAAGAAATACTCGAAGCTCTTCAGACACTTGAGGAGCTTGGAGGCACTTTAAACCTTCAAGAGTATGTTGACACTTTGACATATCTACAGATGATCATTACCACTAGAAAACAGATGGCAATCGAATTACTTGAAGATGAGCTCAACCTAACTAAGGAGAAACAATAATGACTACAAAATTAGAGATTTATAAATCCACCGATGAGAAGCTTGAATATACTCATGTCTCAATGTGGAACTTTAAGAGATCCTATCCTTGTTACCATTTCAAGGGTGACTATTGGAATGGCTTTATTAATCCATTAGTTAATCATCAAACTCTTTTGGCAATAATAGCCGAACTTCAAGCTATCCATTCAAATAATGATACTGATGAGGATCTTGATGAGCTATTAGAAGATTACTTCGACCCAAATACTCCATCACTTATAATCGACAATCAAATTTATTATCATGTCGGTGGTGGTTTAGTATGGGAAGAAATGGAGTGGTTCGAAAATTGGGATGACATGGAAGATAACTTCTATGACTCCATTCAGTTTGTTAAAACATCAGAATCTCATATGTCTCACCTCGAAGCAGAATATATGATCCATTACTTAGGTGGATCTGTATGGATTGCTAAGATGCATGGTGGTGAGTACTACACCTGTTGCGAAAAAGAGGAGTTCCAATCCGAATCCCTCAATGAGGTAGAACAATTTCTACTTGAGCATTGGGTGCAATTTGAGTACCTCGACCCTAAACACCATAAAGAAATTGAGGAGGCTTAATCATGGAACCGAAACTAACTAAACATGTTAAGGCTTGGCTTAATGCTCTCGACTTACCATGGGAACTCGATTACTTCGGAGGAGGCTTTTATGGAGTCTCTATCCAATTAAATGATGATAGATATATTGTATTAACTGACCAAGAGGGTGACACAGTTCCTCAGTCAGTTTTGGCACCTTGTATGGCTTCTATCACCAACACTAAAAATGAACTTTGGGTTTCTTTCTATTGCAATAGACTGAAAGACTTCCATATACATCAATGTTTTTAAGGAGAAAAACATGTCACAAAAATATAATGGTTATTCTAATTATGCTACTTGGAAAGCGAACCTCGAATTCTTTTCGGAGATTGACCAAGATCTCATGCAAGAGATATGGGATCGATGCTCTTTCTCTTCTGAGTTTGCAGAAGCACTTAAAGATCTATTTAGATCATATTGTAATTATGAAGATGATCACAAAAGCATTGTTCAAGGTGCAATTGATTACTTCATCAATGATGTTAACTTCGAGGAGTTAGCTTCAATGTATTCTGAGGAGCTCGAATAATGAATAAAAAACTACCACTCAATATGTATTACCCAAAAGGGTTTAACCATGCTTTAACAGTTGAGGAGCTTTATATGTCATATGTTAATGACTTCTTAACTGTTGATGCATGGAAGCAATACCACTATTTGACCGACACAATGGTTAAATTTATTTTAACTCAATACACACCTATGGAAGGGAATGACTAATGGCAAACTTACACAAACTTGGAACACACAAAACAATGGTTTATCCAATGGATGACTTTATTAATGTTCAATACCATGAAACTATTGTGGTGGCTTTTAATGATCAAGAGATCATTTTAAACAATGGGGGTTGGCAAACTAAAACCACCAAAGATCGAATGAATCAAACTTCTAACCAATTTGGCTTAGGTTATCGAGTCTTCCAAAAAAACTTCGATTGGTTTGTCGAGCATCAAGGAAAAACCATTCCTTATAACAATAATCTAACACTTAGGAGAAAATAATGGACTTTATCAGTTTAAGAATGTATTCAGTAGAGCATTCAAGCGATCAAAAAGGCAAAGTAACCAGAACACTGGTTGCACAAGTCGAACTACCAAATTCCTACATGAGCCTTCAAGAAATCGATGATCTCAAGGAACACTTTCAAGCGATCTTATCACCCATTGTCGGTGATTTAAGTTATTCCATTGAAACTTATACAGATAATTCTTTTATCGCTTGTAATTCTGAGGATATTATCGATGCTTAAATTTTTAGCTATGCTCATTAA